ACTACAAAAGAATCTACTCCATATTGTCTATTACTATCCCTATCAAAAGTAGTGTTTAAAGGAGAACCTGGATAATACGCAGGGTAGTCTTTGTATTTATGATTAAAGTGTAAATCACCCAACAAAATAAGAGACCAAGGTCTAAGTTGCTCAAAGTCATACTCTGCTGTAATATGTGGAGCAACTTCACCTCTAATATGTGTAACTAGAATATCATTTTCTACATATTCTGGCAAACAGTTGGTTTGAACAGAGCCATAAGGAAACATACAAAAACCCTGATTACCTATAGTAGTTCTATCATTCTCTGTATATATTTGAACTAACTCATTGCTAATAGCGTGTTCAAGCTTGAATGGCTCCCAAAATGTTTTGCCTTTACGAGTAGCTTCATGGTTTCCAGGAACTATAATAGTAGGTATGCTAACTGCGTTCAGATATGAGAGTAATAAACATACTTCATCTGCTTCAGGCTCTCTATCAAATAAGTCACCTGCTATAACATGCACATCATGTTTAGGCTCTAGATCATGCAATTTTTTAAACATCTGTTGGTATCGACTAGTTTGCCAAGCATATGTAATTTTCTTTTTGTGAAGATTTATATGCCAATCGGCTGAGCTTAGTATTTTGATCATAATATTGGTCTCTTGGGTTTATCTGTGCTAATATTATTAGGTAACTCAATTAGCGTAATTCGATATGGCTCGCACATTGTTGCACAGCTATTCGATAGCGCTGCAATAGTATATTGCATAAAGCTTAGTAACTTAGTCTTATAAAGACTTAACGTTTTTAGTGGGGTTTTTGTGCCTATAAAAATACGTGAAACGAAGTTTCACAAGGGTTTCCACTCGTAGACAGTGCTACCGCAATCATATATCCTATACAACCCCTGCTGTTCTGCTATTTGTTCTTCTGTTAATGACGAGTCTATTTGTGGGTATAAACTTAATAAACGTTGCTTTGTAAAAGCAAAACGGTGTTTTCGTTCCTGTCTTATAACATACCAGTAGTTATAAGAAGTAACTCTTATTTTGCTAAAACCTAACATATAATATAAATTACCAGTATTCCAACGATTATCGGAGTAACTTATAATACTTTGAGGAAGGTACTTAGTAGTATAAAATTTAAATAATTTACTTGCTATTCCAGTAACATTAAAAGGATTAGCAAATCTATTTAATTCTTTAACATTTTTACTATGTCCTTTAGCCGGATTTCTATTACTAAATGACATAACAGCTACTAACCTATCTACATGATAAGCACCTAAGTAAAGGCAATTCTTACCAGAACCCTGTATGTGGTGGTTATTTAAAAAGTCTATACCTTCTCTAGAAGTTATTTCTTTTATTTTGCAGTGTCTGGCATAGATAAATGTTTTATTAAGTTTTAGTAAGCTTTTAAGTCTATTAATTACGATATCAAACTTTGTCTCTAGCTCATCTTCAAAAATAGTTATAAGTCTAATGCCTAGTTTTTCACATATATTATGCTTTTCTTTAATATGTAATTTATTTTTATTTATCTTAGTACTATGCCAGTACAATCCGCATATTTCTATAGCTATATTAAATTCAGGTATATAAAAATCTAATTCTTTTGGTGCTATTAGTTTTCTATTATTTTGCTCAAAATTAATATTATTACTTTCTAGGAACTCTCTAATTTTACGCTCATATCTATTTTCTTTATGTGTAGATAGTATGCCGTGTTCTCTTATAAAGTCATTTACAGTTTTTCTACTACACTTATAGATATCTGCAATTTCATCCATAGTAAGATTTTGAACAGTGTATTGATGTATAATATTCTCTAAATCAAATACATACTTAGTTGTATCTTTTTTATCTAGATTATATTTACTTATATAAGCAGATATAGTACGAGTAGAGCAGTTAAATTGTTTAGCAATCTGTTCCAAAGTATTTTCTGCTCTTAAAGTAAGTAACTCTTCTTTTGTTATAACTATTTGCTTTTCTCTGTATATGCTATGATGTTTAAGGTTATAGATTACAGCTTCTTCTGTTAAGTTTAGAGATTCTGCAATATCTTTATTAGAATAGCCAGCTATATAAAGTTCTGTTATAGCTTGTTTAATAGGGTTAACTATGCCGTGCTTATCTAATAAATTTTTGAGCACAGTACGGTTAGATATACCAGCAATTTTTAATAACTCTGATAAATTAGCATTATCTACTACATATGCTTTATGTATTTCTTCTATGTTATATTTAGAGTTTTTAGCTACTTTATACTGATCTAAAAGTTTATAAATACTATCTCTAGATACTCCATACGTATTTGCTATTTCTGTGATTGTTTTTAGTTTATTACAATAGTCATCAACTAGTTGTTCTTTCGATATAGTTGATTTTTTTATAAATTTAGCTTTATAGTTACGTATAGACCGCTCAGAAAGGCTATAATGGCTAGCAAGTTTTGCTTGACAGCCATTATATTTTTGATATTGCTCTAAGAAATCTTGTTCAGTAATTTTTTTCATAATACATGTTAACTTAAAAAAACTTTTAGGTCAATATAAAAATTACCATATACTACACTTAGTATAGTTGTTAGTTACTATTTTCTATTTATAAGTTGAGATACATCACCTTCAAAAGTATAACTACCAACATGATTAAGCTTAGTATTAAGATCAATCCATATCTCTCCACCTAGCTTTTGCCAACGACGGCAAAAAGTGTAATCTTCAGACAAATATCTATTGTCATCTGGATCTAAAATTGTATCAAATAATGCATAACAGTATTTGTTAAGTTTTGGGTCAATGTTAGAGTCATTTCTATAATGAAGTTCTGGATGTGCTTCCATCATTTTTTCAATAGTACGACGCTTAATCATAAAAAACCCTGTAGAGGCGTCTAGTACTTCTACTGCACCGTTTTCTACTCTAACTTCTTTAGTCTCAGGATTTTTAAATTTAAAGTTTATAGCATATTGAACTGGTAGTGCTTTTTTAGGATACGCACCAGCGATAATATCTTTATCATAGGCTAGAGCTCTCATGATGTCTTGTGGTTGAAATTCTATGTCAGCATCAATAAACATTAAGTGTGTGCATGGACTATCAAGGAACATTGCAGTCAAAATATTTCTGGCTCTAGTAATCAAACTTTCATTACGTAGAGTAGTAATTCTAAAGTTAATTCCATTTTGCATTAGTACTTGAGTTGCTCTAAACATACTCAAAAAATACTGATCAGTTAGCATACCACCATAGCAAGGAGTAGCAAAGAATATATCATTTTTTCTTAGAAGATCTAAGTCAATTACAGCTTTATCACCATCAATCTGCTTAAAAGCACCAAAACTTTTTGGTTTTGGTGCTTCATTGTTTGATGGGTTAGCTGGTATAATATTAGCTAAAGATTTTTTCATGCTAGATCATCTACTCCCTCAGATGGTTTAAACTCATCAGATACATCACCAGCAAATAACGTGGTATTTTCAATTAACCACTGTTTTTGTTCGTCATAAGTTTGACGCTTAAAAATTTTGTCTAGCTCAAATAATTCAGCTTCTCTTTCTTCTGGTTTTAGAGATGAATTATTACGCGCAGGAATTACTGTATATTTAACATTTTGTGGAAGAGGTCCAGTTTTCTCTTTTTTGATAGTAAGATCATAACCATTATCTGCGTCAGCAGGCGATCCATAATCTGGATTAGTGGCATAGTCTACAATTTGAGAGTAGATTGTAGAGCGTAAGTCTAGTAGTTTGACTTTACCATCAGCTCTATCAATTACATTACATACATAAGCAAATTGAGGTTTATCAGAGTATACATCTGGATCAATTTCTTTAAACGGGTCTTTAATACTAGCATTAAATGACTCAGAGGCTCTATCAAACTGTAAGCACTCTAATGGCATTTTTTTGCCGTCTTTTGTTACTATCCAATAACAGTAACGAGGCATTACTTCTCCTACTAACCTAACTTTAGTATCTCCCATACCAAGAGTTACTCTTTCGATATCACGCTTTTGCTGATTACCGCTTGATTGTTTTCCTTTAGCTTTGTCCCAAGCTACCATTAGTTTTCTCCTTAAATGAACGTTGGTTCATGGTTGTGTTATTCCTCATTATAGAGGACTCTAGTTTAAATATAATTTGATCTTCAGTTATATCTACAAACGGATTAGGATTTATATTATCAAAATACTTTTTTGGAATATAGTTATCCGAACAAGAAATTCTGCGCATACCTAGTGCTTTAATATAAACTGCTTTACTTCTAGCGGGTACTGACGTAAATAAAAATTTAGAGTTTGTAAAGTAACTTTGTGGCTCTTTAGTCTTATAGTTACACACTAGTTGAGTTTTATACTGGGTTAAAACTTTATCGTGAAATAGACTAGGTGGAACATGATTTATTCCTAAACGACTCATTAATGTTTTAGCTGATATCTCATTATATAATTTAGTTTGAGCATAAGTCAAAATAATTATTGCAGCTAAATCTCCCCTGCTTAAACGCCATATCTCGTTCCAATTAAAGTAAGTTATATCCATTTTGCTGATACCACAATAATCTATTTTTTTGTTGTCTAGAAACTATGCCGCCAGATAACCAAAAGTCTACAATTAAAGGAAACTGCTTATCTGGGTGTAGTCTTTCTATTCTACCTATGCGCTGTTCTAGTTGAATAGTGTTATTACTTGGACAAGGTAACATTAGTGTATCAAGCCTATGACAACTAATACCTTCATCAAATAATTTAGTAGTTAATATTGCTTTATACTTTTTACCTAGATTTTGTAAAGCATCTTCTCTGATTTGCTTATCTGACTCACCAATCACACATATACTCGCTGGTATAAGAGCTTGAAGATCTTTTAGCATCTGTACTCGCTCTCCAATTATTAGTGGACAGCGATTTTGTTTGATATAAGCTATTGCAGTTTCTGCAATTAACTTTTGGTAAGCCTTATCTTCACATAGTTTATTCATAGCTCTAGCCCAATCTCGTTTTGGGTCTAGTACAGCAAATTTAAAATCAGTTTGTTTTATAGTAAAAGAAGGAGTTGCTAGTTTTCTTGAATCTTGAGCTACAACTTTAAAAGTTGAAAAGTAGTCAGATAAATATACGTGCTTACCATCTTTACGACGAGGAGTAGCTGTAATAGCTATCTTTATTTTTGCATTTATATTGTTTACTACAAAAGAAAACATATCAGCAGGGCATTTATGCGCTTCATCTACAAGTAAAGTACTAAAACTGTTTTGTAATTGATCTATGTTGTTGTATGCAGTTTTGTATATAGCAACAGTTACGTCACCTATACTAAACAAACCATCGCCTATTTTACCTATATCTGCATTTGGAATCTGTTGTTCTAATTCTTCTAACCATTGATTAAATAATAACTTAGTATGAACTAGTATTAGAGTTTTAGTACTATTTTTAGCAATTAAGCTACATGAAGCAAATGTTTTACCCCATCCAGGTTTAGCCTGAAGAAGCCCGCTTCTTGCTCTGTCTTGGATAAAAAACTTAGAAACAGCTTCTTCTTGTTCAGGTCTTAATTTTCCGTTAAAGTTTAATTGAAAATCTAATTTTTCAAAATTACGATCATCTATTAAGTTATCCCATTCTAACTTATAATATGAGTTAGAAGGTACTAAATAATAAAGTTCTGTCTCTTCTATAGTAGACAGAAACTCATCGCCATTGTCATAAGTGTATAATGAGATTAAGTGATCGTGGTCTTCTACATCTTCTTTAAAGATATATATTTTTTCTGCAATCCTAATCTCACGTACTTTAGCTTTATTCATACATAAATATAAGGTCTTGATAAAGTTTTATCATATGAAAACTCTTTTAAAAACCACTCTCCGTTAACATATACTACTGTAGCATATATATCGTCTTTGAACTCTAATTTCTCATTAGTTAATAGCTCAAACGGATAAGAAACATTCTTGATCCATATTAAGTTTTTATATGTTTTAACTACTAGTCTTTTCTCTACAGGCACAGCTTGAAGCTTAGAAAAATCGTGGGGAGTCGCCTCGGCATCTATTCCCCACTTAGAGTTTGTAAATATAAGGTCTTGTAAGTTTTTACAAGTATAATCAAAATCTAAACGGTATTCAAGCTGCATTAACCTTGCAAAGTAATCTCCAGACAATGTCTTATCATCTACTGTACGCTTATGATCTCCAGGATGAAGCGTACAGTAGATTTTAGACGCATCGTATGTAATACTATAAGGTTTTTTCTTTAAGGTAAAGATTGGGAACTTTATGTTACGAAACTTCAAAATACTCTTTTTCATCTAATAACTCACCCCAACTAGGTCCTATCTCAAAATCTACTTTAATAGGGCAGCCGGGTATTGACAGGCCACGATCAGTTTGAATACACTTGCGGGCATTTTCAATATAGATAGGTACTAGATCTTCTCTAACCTCAGATACGATAGAGTCATGAACTACAGTAAAAGGTTTTATTGCGTCATCATACCCAGACTTTTCTATCCAGTTAATAATATCAATCAAGCCTAGCACGTTAATATCAGATGCAACTGATTGTACAAGAAAGTTTACTCCTGATCTAATTGCGTGCTTTGCTACACCAGGGTTAGGAGCTTTAGACTCAGGCAACCTACGCTTACGTCCAAAGAACGAATAGATGTAAGCATAATTTTCGATTTGACTGTTAGAAGCATCAATAAAGCGTTTTAGAGCACGAGCCTCATTAAAATACTTATTGATAAATTGCTTTGCCTGAGAAACAGTAATTTCTTCTCCGGCCTTTGCGTCTTTATTAACTGTCTCAGCAATTTTAGCTGAACCTGCTTGATACATAATTCCAAAGGTACGAATGTTTCGAGTTATCGCTACTAACTCTCTACGTCTCACGACGTAGCCCAGACTATATCTTTAACCAATTCTTTTACTTGTGAAACTTTAGATATATGAACAAAGCGAAAGCCATTGGCAGTTGCCCAATTCTTTTTATCTTTTAAGTTATTATAATAATTATTATTATGAGGGTCTTTAGAGAAATTAGAAACCTCTATAATTGTATTGTCTATCAGCATATCCATTACCCATTTTCTAGAGCATTTAGCAAGACTAGCATATCTTACCTGTCTATGTATTGCTGTAGTATACTTACATAACTCTAAATAAACATCTCGCTCTATCTGAGAGCCAAATAATTGTTTATCATATACTACTCTAGTATCTGTTACTCTGCAATTAGGACAAGTAGCTGTGTAGTCAGTTTGCGGGTGCATAACTTTTACTGTTATTACGCTGAACTCTGTACTACAATCTTTACACTTTACTTTAATCTTATCTAGCTGATTATCGGGTAACTCGTCAATTAGTATTAGCTTTTTATCTTCTAAGGCTCTATATAAGTTTTTTGGATTATCTTTTATTTTTGCATTTTTTGATTTGCAAGAAGTACATCCAAATATTCTAAGGTTTAGAGATTCTACAGAGGCTTTTTGAACAAACCCACAGTCTTTACACTTAAAAGTAATAATACTTTTTCTAACTTGTGTGCGTTGTTCTACTGCTTGAATCTCTATATCGAATCTTTTAACTAATATATCTACCCAGTAGTTTATGTCTTTAGATAAGCTAGAATCGTTATTGAGTAATGCTAATAGCTGTTTACAAGATAACCCAAACTTAGTTTTTATAGACGTTCTACCGAATCCTGTAGGAAAGTCTGATTCATAGGCTTTTACTGTTTTGGGTATGCTTTTATTATTATTCACATAGTAATTTTTTAAATATTCTATTTCTTCTATAGAAATCATTGGTTATCCCCCGTTTCGAGCTCGCTTGAGCCCTACGTCTTGCGACTAGTCGTTGAACCTTTTCCGTAGCTTACGCCTTAGGAACTTGGCTGCTGATTGTCTTATAATACTAAATTTTTATAACCTTGGCAATTTGTCATTTCTAACTTTGCAGTGGTTTTAGTACTTTCAAGAGTTTCCAGCAATTAGAGGGATTTAGAGGCAACTACTTTTAGTTAATCGCCTTAGCGTACTGTCTTTCGTTTTTAAACAAGCTTTTAACTTCGTGTACCTCGCAAGGTAGATTGAACATCTGTTTTGCTACATAGCTATGGAAGTCTAGCTTATCAATGAACGCTTGTTGTAGAAATTTATCCTGACTTAACACAGCTGCATAGTACACTTCTGCGGTACCAAGGTCACATTGGACTATTTTGTAGCCAGGACGAGCACGGAATAGCTTTTTAATATCTTTATTATCACGAGGAATGTTCTGATAATTCAAGGTACCACTAGAAGACAAGCGACCTGACGTAGTACCGTGTATATTAAATCCACTACGAAGCCTATTGTCGTAGTCAATGCCATTTCTAATATTAGCAATATAGGTTCCAGCCATTTTTGACTTTTCACGAAGGTCAAGAATAGCTTCTGCTAGCGGGTGATCAATTTCTTTTAGAACTTCTTTATCAACTGACCAAGCACCTGTTTCTGTTTTTTTGGTAGGACGAATATTGAGAATGTTAAAAAACAGCTCTCTAAGTTGCATGGTAGAGTTGGGGTTAAATATCTTACCAAACACTCGCTCAAACCGCTGAACAGCTTCAGAGTTAGCAATCTCAGCTAAGCACTCTTCTACATCTATTTTATATTGTTCGGCTAACCACTCAACTTGCTCTCTATCTACTGGTCCGCCGTTTTTCTCAAGCTTGCGTAGAGCATAGGTAGCAGGTATTAGTATTTCCTTATACAACCTAGAGAACTCAGAGCTCTTATCTACTATAGGTTTAAACTTGTTATATAGTTGAAAGGTTGCGTCTGCATCTTTACAGGCGTATGGTGCTAGAATATCACTAGGAAGCATTCCATAGTTAAAGTCTTCTAGTTTAACTTTGTTTTTACGTGCCCAAGTTTTCTTGTACTCGTCTAGCTCCCGCTCATAATCGCCAAGATCTGTAAATCGCATAGCAAGTGCTTTTAATCCATGAGTACCTACAGCTTCTTCCAAGCAGTAATGAAGCAACATAGTGTCTTCAAAATCTGGAAACTCAAATCCATACTCATACTCCATGAATCGAGTATCAAACTTGGCATTATGGAATATAATTTTTTTAGCTTTAAATATATTGTAAAACCAATTTTTATGCTTTAATACAATATCCGCAGAAATATATAAACCTTGGTGCGGTTTTGTAGATACTGCAACCCCAAGAATATGCCCAGTATAAGGAGATACGCTTGTAGTTTCAATATCGGATACTAGAATTTCTGCTTCTTCTATTTGCCTTTTATATACTTGAAATTGATCTTCAGTTTCTATAAAACAATAATCTTTATCAAACTGTGCACCAGTATCTTCCTGGTTTAGCAGTTTTGGGATTTGGCTAAAAGCACGTTTAATATCTTCTTCAGTTTGCGGTTTAACTAGAATAATATTAGGATGCATGATGGGAAGATACCGCTTTTCTAGTAACACCCCATTATATTTTTGTATACCTGTAATACCTGCAACATACTTTAGAGAATCTGCTCCAATAGGGCATATTAGCTTATAGTCTGCAAGCTCTGTTTCAATAGATAAATCTACATCTTTTTTTAAGATTTTGTCTTTAGGCTGTGAAGCAAGAAATTTTACATCGTAAGGAATCCCACGTAAATACTTATCTATAATTTTATTTGTTTCTTTCTCAGCTGTGCTAGCAAATACGAAACATACGTCTGTCATTTTAATACCTTCTCTATCATTTTAACACTTTCTCTCTTATTTTAATACTTTCTCTGCCAATTCTGGGGTTAGTTCGCCAGGGTCAATACCTTTAGGTAATGTAATTATTCTAGAATAAATATTACGAGAATCCAATAGTTCAGCTATTTTTTCTGCTGCTTTTTGACCAGCAGTATCAGAATCCATCATAATATCTACTCTAGTAATACCTAAGTTATCCAGCATTATTAGTTTTTTCTTATTAAAGTTAGTTGTACCAAAAATACATAGAGTATTTTTATAACCTAACTGCCACATGTTAATTAAATCAAAAATACCTTCAACTAGAATTACGTAACTAGTATTTTTTATCTTGTCTAAAGGAAATAAACAATCTGATACTGATGCTTTCTGCGGTCTTCTATAGTATTTAGGTTGATTGGCTAAGTCTTTTAACAATCTACCTTCAATAAATTTTAGTTTACCGTGTTGATATACAGGTATACACAAGTAGTCTGTTAAACCTAATTCATTAGTAGTAAAAGCTTTAAACTCTTTATAGGTTTCTTCGTTTATACCTCTAAATGACTCTAGAAATACCTGTCTATCGTCTGGTAGTGCTATATCACTTATTTCAATTTTAGTTTGGATTTTATCTTTAAGTTTTTTTAACCTATAGGGCTGCTTGCTATCATAGTCTACAACTTGAGTTTCACCAATAGACTCTAAAAACTTTGTTACTCCACCTTTAAAACCACAACTCCAACAGTTAAATATATTCTTCTCAAGATTAAAAGATAGACTTGGTGTTCTGTCGGTATGAATTCCACTAGTACAGCCAACTAATATCTCGCTTGGATTATTGGTTTTTTTATGAGGAATACCTCTTTTATTTAATAGTTCTACTAAATCCATTATATGTCTCTAGGTCCCTGTGCTTCATTATCTGAACCAAACTTAACAGCATTATGAGGTTTTTCATTTACAACAGATGATACATTAGGATTAATCTTTACACAACTCCAATCCATTAGAACATCAAAACTCATAGCTTTACCATTTCTAATTTTAGTAGTGTGTATAGTAATTTTATTTTCTAAACTACGATCTTCTGCTTCTGGAGGTGGAAAAAAGTTAAAACTTCTATCAGCGCTATCTAAAATGCCTTTTGCAAAACGCGCCTCACCACTAGCATCAATTTGATATGGAGATATCATTGTAATATCATACCTCCTAGATAATGATTTTAAAGTATCTGCTATTACTATCTGAGTTTTCCAGTCTTTTTGATCTTCATGTTTAATAATATTTAAGTAGTCAACTACTGCAAGATTATAGTTAGGATACTTAGAAGCAAAAGTACTACAGTAATGATCGATACGGTTTAATGTAAGTGCTTCATCATCTATTAAAAACAGTCTATTATCTTTAAGCTCTGGTTTTTCAATTTTTACTCTTTTTTCAAATTTTTTAAAGTCCCGTGTTTCATGTAACTCTTTTAATAGTTTTTCTGCTTTTTCAGAAGGCTTGTAAAAAGTATCTAACTTAGCTTTTGCTATTACCAGCTTTTGCGAATCTGTTAATTTATTTCTAAATATATCAAGAAAAGGAACTCCTGATATAATGGATAGAACTCTATCATATACTTCTTTATAACGCATCTCAATAGTAAAAAAGGCTGAAGTATTGCCTTCTAAGAATCTTTTTATAGCTAAATTTAGTGATATAATAGATTTTCCAGAACCACGTCTTCCACCAAGTAAAATAAGTTCTTGAGTAGCAAAACCCCCATTAACAGCGTCAAACTCATTAGAAAGACCAGATGGAAATATCCTAAAATCTTCTTCGCTTGGAAAGAAGTCTAACTCTGCAACATCATATAGCTCATCATCATGAGGTATTGCTTTATTTAGCTGTAATAAGTGGCTTTGAAACTTATCTACAATTTCTACTTTTTCTAAGGAATCTAGCTCGTCTACTAGCTTATCTAAAAAGCTAATAGTCTCATCTCTAACATAATAATCTTGTAATTGAGCTACTAAAAACTCGTCTCTAAGAGCTCCTAGGACATTATCTTCAGAACCTATTTGATTTATAATATACTCTTGTAATCCTGCATCTTTTCTTAGCGTTACTATTTCTTCCATACTCGGCAAACGCGTATTTGCTTTGTAAAAAGACTTAATCTTATCATACAAAACAGAATTAATACCGGTAAAATACTGATTTAGTAGTCTAGAATAAAGATCGTTACTCTGAGTATCTAACAACCTACGCAGAGCTAATTTTTGTAAATCAATAGACATTAAACTGCCTTTACTGGGTATAGCTCATCTCTATTTATATAGAAAAAACCACCGTATTCATCGTCTTTCCATACTGAATAAAACTCTCTACCAGTTGTTTCAAGACTTTTAATTATGTGATTTCTCATATTTACCATAGCTTTTAACTTCATTTCTGTGCCATCGTTAAGTTGCCAGTAAATTTCATAGTGTACACCCTCTTTAGGCTCAAAATATTTACCACTCATACCAGTCTTAGGATCAGGTTTGAATTCATAAGTTTCTATATATCTCTGACGACCATTTTCTAAGTATTCTAAATATTCTTCATCAAATACTCTGTCTACTATACCAAAAGCATTATACTTAGCAATAAATACCCTGTCTTTTGGTTTAAATTTAACTTCAAGATCTTGTACAATATGATCAGTTTTTGCTTCTGAATTTTTGCCGCGTCCCCTGATAGGAACACCCATTTCAAGTAGTATTGTTTTTAATCTTTGCGGTGAAATATGGTTTATCTTAGCAAGAGCTGTTTGCGTTTCACCGTTTAAGTAGGCATCTGCAATACTCTTCTTTTCAGCTTGTGTGAATATTTTAGTTTTAGCTGCTTTTTTTAAAGCAGCTTCACGCTCAATTTTAGCATGAAATTCTTCAATTATAGAATCAAGTTTTTTTGTATTATAGGCTATTCCTAAGTGCTCACAACAGGCTTTTTTAGTTTTTCCTGTTTTAAGCATCCATATAACTTGGCGTATTTTAGCCTCTGAAATTTCTGTTGCTGCTGCTTTTGCCATGTATCACCTCTAAATTTAAATAAATATAGCATTTTAGTAAGCACTTAGCAAACTAAATATTAATGAACAATGAGATCAGACTCTAAGTAGTACATATCTGCTACCACATTTCTAATAAGACCAGTTGTTGTATATACTATGATAAATTTTTCATTGAAAAATTGATTATTTCTATACAGTTTTTCTACATAAAAGCTAGACACGTAACTTTCTACTAGGTTTATATATTCATCTGTACCTTCCTCAATCTTTGGATAGTACGTTTTTGCTAGAGTACTAAAGTACTTAGTTTTATTTACTGGTGATAAACTTAAAACTAAGTCTAACGACTGATCAGATAGCTCATCTAATATGAAAGGTTCAATTTTACTCATTACGTCTCCTAACAAAAAAGGATGGTGTTACCACCATCCTTCTTATAGTTTAATTTTTAAACTAGATCACTCAGCAGCTGCTTTAGGAGTATAGTCTGCACATGCAAGACCACGACGAGTAAGAACAGTCTTAACTCCACGAACAGTTTTGTCGAATGCCGTAGCAATTTCTTCAACGGTACGGTCAAGCATATCTTCAATCCCTTCATACGGGTCAGTCTTAGTAGCTTTCTTATCACGCTGAGGAGCTTTCAGACCCATAGATAGAAGTTTACCGCGGATAGAGTTAACCGGACGATTAACTGCTTCTGCAATTTCTTCCAAGAATTTACCAGCTTCAACCATAGAATTAATAGTTGCTTCTTCTGCGTCACTATATGTACGAGGAGCAGCTTTCTTTTCAGCAGGCTTAATGTTGCCAGTCATTTCAAGAGAAAGAGCTTTTCCGTTGATTTGACGAGCAGTAACTTCACGACCCCAGGCATCTGAGAAGTGAGCAGCAATTTCTTCAGCAGTATGTACGCCAGAATTGTCGTCAAGGAATGTTGACAGTTCTTCGCTTTCTTCAGCAGAGAAAACAGGAGCAGCACCTGGTTTTTTCGGTACGTCATAGCCCAATTTACGCAGCTTTGCAGTTACGCTACGACGCGGGAAATCGAACTCCGACATAAGAGCTTCAATAGTTTCTTCGGTAAGACCAGCTTTAGCAACAACGTGCATACGGTCAACCATTTCTTCTGTATATTCAAATTTAGACATGTTAGTTTTGATCCTTTCAATGATCAGTTGGTTAGTTGTTAAATTTTTCAAGAGAGTGTTTTCTCTTGACTGTGATTAGATAGTACATAAAAACTTTATCAGAAGCAAGTACGATTTAACGTATTTTGGTTTACTGGTGACTTTTAAATCTTTTAAAAAGTACCAGCTAACACGTCTTTTTTACTTGCCCAGTAATCTATTATGTTTATGCCTAGCTGCTTGGCTTTTTCATATTTACTAGAGGTAGTATCTCCAGCAGTAATTAATGCATAGCAGTCTTTAGTGACTGTAGATGTAACTTTAAAACCTAGTTTTTCTAGATGTTCAGCTATATCATTACGAGTCATATCAAGTTTACCTGTTACGCAAACCTTGCGTCCAGAAGTTTTTAACAGTGAATCTACTGTAATAGACTGTTCAAGTTGAAGTGGAAGAAGCATTACCCATTCTTCATTTTCTTCAAGCCATGTTAATATTGAATCTATAGTAGCTGGCCCTATACCTTTAATATCCGTATATTGAATATCTTTTAAATTATAAAATGCAGGTATTTTTTGTACAATAAGCTTAGCTACAGATTTGCCTACTCCTGGAATACCAAGAGCAGCTAATACTAATTCATATGGTTTATTTTTTGCTTTTTCAAGCTCATCTTCAATTTTACTACCATTTACGCCTAACTTACTCCAATTATTTGTAGTAAATACTTCTAGTGGATGAGATAGTTCCATCTTTGCAATATTTGCAGGTCCTAACCCTTTAATTTCAAGAGTTTTTACAAAGTGTTCTAATATTTTGGTATGATTAATGTTACTCTTATCCTTAACTACTAGTTTAGGACCATCTCTCATTAAAGGTAAGTTAATAGCTTGTTCTGCGTGTTTTTGTGTAATTTTTACATTGTGAGCAGAATGCTTTACTACACGAAGGAACTTTGGGATTACTCCACCAGCTCTTTCAATCTCAATTAGATCTCCTAATCCAAGATTATGTTCTTCAATTATACCAATATTATGAAGAGTTACTCGTGAGATTGTAGCATCTTCAATAACTACAGGCTCAATAATACCAGTAGGATTTACAGTACCAGTTCTACCAATAACCCATATTACATCTTGTAAACTAGTAACAACAGTATTTGCTTCTCTAGGTTTTAGGGCTACTGCAAATCTAGGATATTTTGATGTATAACCTAAATCTTGACATTTCTTAAAGTCGTTTATTCTATAAACAATACCATCTTTAGGATACTTATCAACTTCTTTATCTTGTACTGTTAGGAATCCCATATTTTGAATAATAGTAATTCTATTAGTGTAGTTCATTGCTACACCTAACATATCGTGTGCGATAAATTTTATATTACGATCTTTAAATTCTTTTTCAGATTTTAAACCTAATGCACCACTTACATAGTTTCTAAAGTTTTCTACATTATTGTCAGTTACGCATTCACCATTAATAACTACTTTATCATAGATAGTATTAATTGATTTAGGTATATTAGAAATATG